TTATTTTTTTAATTTGTTAACTTAGGTGATATTCTTGACATACTTATATTGTTCATTTTTTATATTAGTAAATAATTGTGTTGGAAATCTACCGTTAGAATTAGCAACATATTCAGGACTTCCATTACCTCCACTTTGTTTCACATCACCAAATATATTACAGGTTCTAATACCTGCTGACGGAATATCAACAGTCTCAACCCTATTATTCTCAACATCTATTAACTTAGGTGATATTCTTGACATACTTATATTGTTCATTTTTTATATTGGTGAATAATTGGGTTGGAAATCTACCCTGATGATTAAAGTAATTGCTTGTATCACTACCCCTATCAGCATCACCACCAGCGAATGTTCCAACAGGTGCCTTGTGTGTTGATATGGTTTCACTACCAACCCTATTATTCTCAACACTAATTAACTTAGGTGATATTCTTGACATACTTATATTGTTCATTTTTTATATTAGTAAATAATTGTGTTGGAAATCTACCACCATTTTTAAGTTCAGGTTTAGTTCCAAACCTCGCATCATCTCCATCACCAAACATATTGTTACATTTATATTCGTAAGTCTTAGTCTTTCTTGGTATCTTTTCATCACCAATATCTATCCTATTATTCTCAACATCAATTAACTTAGGTGATATTCTTGACATACTTATATTGTTCATTTTTTATATTAGTAAATAATTGTGTTGGAAATCTACCTTCCCTGAACTCTGTTGTATATTTTAATTTACTTAATCCTTTACCACTTCCATAAGTTCCAACACCTTCTTCTTCTCTATCACTATAATTATGTGGTTCTTCTGAAAATATTTTATATGTTCCACCTTCACTACCAACCCTATTATTCTCAACATCTATTAACTTAGGACTTATTTTCGTCATAAAAATGTTTTATTCTTTTTTTACTTATCTCAACATATTCAGGGTTCATTTCACAAGCTGTTATATTCTTATGATTATATCCTGCATCAAGAAATCCTATCACTTCACTACCTGAACCACTAAATGGAATATAAACCTTTTGATTAACTATATCTGGTAGTTTAAATAGCTTGGCTATTTCACTTATAAGTTTAATGGGCTTAAGTGTGGGGTGAGTATTCTTCATAGGTGGATATATCCACTCTGGATTTTCACACTTACATAATTCCTTCTTTAATTGTGGAGTTGAACATACAGAACATATTCTATTAATACCATTACCCTTAGCACCATCAGTAGTAGGAACAACATTATCAAGTCCCATATTCCTTTCCTTCTTACCAACCTTAGGACAATAATTCAATAAATCTACGTCTTCACCCCATTCAATTAAATCATCAAGAACACTCTTATTCTTGGTAGGCTTACTAAAAACACATATAGTTTCTACCATCTGTTTCAACGGGGCTTTACTATATTTATAACCATCAAAAATTTTGGCGAGGTCCGAGGTTGGTTCTGTTATTCCACCACCAACACTATTACACATACTCAATAGATTTTTACCGTGTGATGTTCTATCATTTGGATTATCACCAACAACCTTCCTATCTTTCTTCAGTCGTTTGTCTATAACTTTCCCCGCATCAGTCGATTTTGGAAAGTTTGAAACAAAATACCAATATAAACTTTGGTTAATTTCAAAGCCGTTTTTAACCGCATAATAATGTAATGGTCCTAACTGACGATCCATACCGAACATCAATAAGTATCCACCATATTTCATAACTCTAAAACTCTCCTTGAAAAATGTATCTAATGCTGGACCATCAAGGGCTCCCCACTTATTCATAAAATCTTGTGGTTTTCCTTTAATCTGGTAGGTGCCGTCTTTATCAATAGTCCATTGACTACCAAGTTGATATGGTGGATCACAGAATATAGTGTTGAACTCATAATCTTCATAAGTTGTTAAATCTTTTAATACATCATCTGTTTTAATTTTCATATATTCTTTTTATTTATTTCTTCTATTAAGCACCTTATATATTCACGAAACTTAGGCGCATTTTTAATATTCTGTTTTTTAGCTTGATAGTCACGATTAAAAATGTTTTTACTGTTCCTTAGTTTTTCTTTCTCACTTATTTCTTTCATATCATATCATTAGTTTTATCACAATTAGATACTGGTCCAACTCATTTGATTACTTGCTGCTTTCTTTGTAGCTTTAATTGCTAATGCTAAACTAATTACCGTATCATCATGCATGTTACTTGGAGCTCCATATTTAATTTTCCTAGTCTTCTTTGAATATTCAAATGTGAATATGGATAGTTCATGATACATTTCATACATTAATTCTTTGGTTGGAACTCTCAAAGTAAAATCACTAAACTCATAAATTAATTCTTCTATTAAATCTTGCTTACTACTTTGTGTTGTTACAAATGGATAAGCTCTCTTGTAGAACTTCTTAATATTCTCATAGATTACATCTCCTATACTATTTACCTCAACATATAGAACAGGCTTAAAAATCTTTAACCACTTCAATATACCTCTTACAATCAGTTCCCAAGATTGCTTATTTATTCTATACACAAATACTACTTCCTTTCTTTGGTTCACAATAGTGAGCACCGTATAATCTGTTTGACGAGCAAGGTCTAATCCAGCAAAGTATCTATCACCTGATTTAGGTTTCTGTAAGAATTCATGAACAGTTGATAGTTCTAATAAATTATCAAATACTACACCACCATCATCAACAAACTCAGCTTCATATTCTTGTAGATATATACTTTCAGGTAATGTCTTTTTAGCATCATATACTTCTTGTAAATCATACCAAGGATTATCATGGTAATTCATAAAGTGATATTGGTATTGTTCTTTATCTGGATCCATACCCAGTGAAGCTAAGTTAAAGAATAAGTTTCTACCTTTTGGTGTTGAAGCTATAAACGCTTTAATTCCTTTCACTGCTAATGTAGGTCTTATTGCTTGAGTCCAAGCTTCATCAGCAATATAAGCAAACTCATCTATGAACACATATTCATAACTACCACCTCTTATATTATCATAGTTCTGTGCTGATTTAAATACTATCTCTGATCCATTTGTGAAATTGATAGATTGGTCCACTTTCAAATATTCTGCTATTGCGCCTGAACCTTGTAAACCTTCAACAATTTCAGTAAAGGTTTTCTTTGATATTGAATATACTGGTGCTACCCATAAAATCTTACATCTTGTATTGATTGCTAAATATAATGCGAGTTGGTGAAGTAGTGTCGTTTTTCCACTTTGCCTTGACGCATTTATTATATGGAACTTTGCTTTTGAATTAAAGATTTCTTTCTTTATTCGTAATTGACCTTTATGTAATGTTAATCCTTTTATTGATGCCATAGTTTACAAATGTGAATTATTAGATTACAATTGTGAATTGTCGTCTTCATCATCTACTTCTTTTATTTCTAACCATATTGGATTATCATCACCTTTATTACCAAAGCTAAAATCAATTTTCTCACCTCCACTTGTAATATCTAAATGTTGTGGTTCAATCCAACCTGCTCTGGTCTTCAAATAGAATATGGTACTAATCTCTTTACCTTTATCTATATTCTCATAAAGTTTTGAGGTTACAAAATCAATAGCAGCTTCACCAGCATCAGAAACATCTTGTGCGAATTTAGGGTCATTAGACAACCAATTCAAATATGTACCTCTTACTATATTAGCAGTTTTAAGTGCGGGAGCTATAACCCCATGCGTTTTATTGAGTGCTTCAATAAATACTTTCTTCTTCTTAGGTGTTGATATTCTAAGTTTTGATGTGTTATTCTTTTTTAATGCGCCCATTTTTATTTCTTTTTCTTTGGTTTATATACCCTTTTCTTTACTGGTTTCTTTTTCAAAGTTTGGTGTGGTCGTTTTGTGATAGTTTTTCTTTTAACAGGTTTAGGCTCAACAAGTTCTATTTTCTTGTTTTCTTTAATTTGCTCTATATCGTCCTTTTCAGGCTTATTAGGTGCCTTTTCCAAAGTTTGGTGTGGTCGTTTTAGACTACTTTTTTCTTTAACAGGTTCAGGCTCAACAGGTTCTATTTTCTTATTTTCCTCTAAATATTCAAGATACTTTGTTCTGATTTGTCTATAATAGTTATTGAGGTGTGAGGCACTATTGGACATACACTGAGGGCATTTACTTGTTAGTGGTTGGTTGAACACTAACATATATCCTTTTTCTATTGTTGAACTCTGTATTGACCTTGGATTTTTAAGAGCTTCTATCCACATTTCACAGAACTCGATTTGTTTTTCGTTTATCTTTAATATAGTTTCTTTCATATTATACTTTCTTTTTTCACAATCAGCACATCTTTTCATTACTTATATATAGATATATTGAGGTCTTGTGATAATTTATAAGTTTTTATACTATTTAGTTTTTTATATGGAATATTTATGTATCTTTGCAGTATCAAATAACACTTAAAAAATATAAAGATGAAAAAAGTAGAAGATTTATCAAAGCACGAAATGACTAATATATTGTTGCGTATTATGTATCACCCAAAATGTGAGCCACAAAAGAAAGAAGTTATTGAACTAATATTAGGTGATCCAGAGACTGATGAAACAATAATGAGAATGATTTTATTATATCATATGAAAAAAATTAAATAAATTAGGTTGTATCAAATAAAGCCTTATCTTTGCAGTATCAAATAACACTTAAAAAAATATAAAGATGATAAAAGAACTAAAAGGAATTAAACTAACTGATGATGAACATAGTGATTTAATGTGGTTACTCGCAGATTATGTAAACAATCAGTGTAATATGAGACTTGATTTGGATGAAGTAGTTGAGTATTATTCTTACACAATAGAAGATATAGTTGAAAAGTTAGAAGAATTAATGATGAATGAAACAAGTGTATACGATAAACTGAGTAATGAATTAGGTTGTATCAAATAAAGCCTTATCTTTGCAGTATCAAAATTAAATAAATAACAATAATAATTAAAAATTAAAAAAGATGAAAAAATTAGTATTAGTATTAGTAATGGTGTTTGTAACATTTTTCTCACAAGCACAAAAAGTAGGAACATTTAAACAAGTAGGTGATAAAGATGTGAGAGGTAGACTTGATGTTTATATCACAGCAGGTGGTGTTGAGTTTAGAGTTGGCGATACACTTGAGATTGGACAACCAACAAACGATAGTGAATTTTCATTAGTGTGGAGCACAACACAATTATGGACTGCTGCACTTGCTGGTGAGAAAGTAATTCCATTAACCATATATTCAACTGGAACTATTGGTGTGATTAAAAAAATACAAGCCTCACAAAGACGATGTTATATTACAACTTATGGTGAAGGTGAATCAGTAGCATATTCTATGATGAACTTTGAAGAAGCATTTAATAGTGGAGAAGTATTACTACCTGGCTATATGACTTCCGATGGAGCACTTGCAGAATTGAAGAAAGAAAAATCTAAATTAGATTTAGAACTTATCACACAAGAACAATACAATATTAGGAAGGCTGAACTTGTAGCCTTCATAAGATAATATCTTTATCTTCTTAAAAAACCATACAGAAATGTGTGGTTTTTTTTGTTATAATGAAACTGAATTAAGATGCCTCGCTAATATTGCTGATACTACATAACCAATCAAAGCTAATTTCCAAGAACTCATTATAATTAATATTAACCAAAAACTTATACAAGCATTACAATTGAATAGGTGAGTAATATACTTTCTTACTAACTGGGGAACTCGCCACTGACTTAATTTTCTTTTATAATACCAAGTATCAAGATTATACTTTAACTCTTCCAGAGGTAAGATTTGACTGCTGATTATCCAACTTAAAGCTATTAGTGCGAAAAACAATAGTATCATTTTTTCTTATTTTTTTTTTCATATTCTCTTCTAATTATATCTTTACAGTCCTGCACTGAATCTGATATTAATGATCTATTTATTCCTAAATCTTTTGATAGTTGTGTAAAACTATATCCTGCTACTTTCTTTTTAATATACAATTTATAAATTTCTATTGTGAAGAACTCAACACTTTCCTGTTGAGTGAAGGCTGATAGGTTTGCTATTGGATATGTCTTATAGAGGACATTATTAATTACATCTAACTTATCTTCTGCTGTTGTATTTGGTTCAATATATTCTTCGTCTTTAATATCATAATCTAATTCATATGATTGGAACCTGAATTGTTTTTGGTATTGGAGGTATGGTGATTGTCTTTGGTTCTTTACTATTCCAGTAATATAATGTGGTATTCTTTTATGTTTGTATAGCATATATAAATTAGCAAATGGTAATTCATATAGAATTAAATATATATGTTGTGCTAAATCTTTATAAGATTGATCGGGAATTGATTGGTGTAGATTCATTTTAACTATCTCTTCTACATCATAGAGTTTATATATATCATTAATGATTTCATTTTTGGTTGTCAATACGATTACATTTTTTTGATTAGTGATATGTATGCTAAAAAATGTTCTGATGTTTCATAGTTCATTTCAACTAATAATGGTATGTGCTTATATAGTGCAATCTCATACTCAAGGTTATTTCTAATGTCTGGTTTTGATAGTTGAGTTAGTTCCTTTGTTAATCTTATGTTAGCATAGAACTCTGGATTATTGTTTAATAATTCTTTTACTTCCTCTCTTTCCATAACTTATATATAAAAAAAGAGCGGCTGAAAATATAACACTAAATTTGCCGCTCTTACTTAAAAAACATAGTCATGATAATCAGTTGATAAAAAAGATTACTTACTATATACAATTCTTTATTCTTTATGTTTAATTTTTTTATTATTATTAAACACCAAAACCATCAAAGGTTTTATATAACCTATACTTTCTGGATCATCAGGCGTACCATCATCTGCTCCAAAATGCCACCCTTTTGTTTGTCTTGCTAAAAATCTAATTTCACACTTAGGATTATTGTAACAATAACTATGGAAGTATCTTGTGTGAGTAGATGCTGGTAATAACATAACCGTTGTAGCATCTGCTTCATACGCTTTCTTAACAAATTTAGGAATATATATATCGAACATTGGGTGGCAATATACTACTTCATCTGTCCAATCTTTATCTAAACAACTATTTTCTTTAGTGTAAAATTTAGGTAGTAAGTGGTTCTCTTCGCTCGCACAAGCATCAACCGTAAAATCAAACTCATCTGTTAAATCTTTCCAAATTATATCTGGTGTTCTTAAATATAAATATATCTTTGAATGTATCATTTGTCTGTTTGTCCATTTCTCATCATTGGTCAGGTTTACTTCTATCATCTTTTTCTATTATTTTTTTTCATCTCAATTACCTTTTCTTTATTCTTTATGTTTAATTTTTTCTTGTTCGTAATATATCATAGTTCGTAATATTTCTATATCTAAATTATATTTCTCTGCTAATTCTATTGGTGTTCCTTCATTATTTAACCAATCATTTAAAGCTTCATTATATTTATTTTCCATACTTGTTTTTATTTATTTGTTTCTTATCATTTACGTGATCCATAATCACACCATTTATATCCATCCTCCACGGCTTATCACCATTAGTTCCATCCTTGCGCCACATAAATCCTGATAGATTATTTATCTCATAGCAATCATCTATATCAATCACACCAAATATGTCGTTAGGTGCAATCTTTTCTAATAGTTCATTTGATTTGGTTAAATTTTTATTAAATGAATCATCACTCACATCCTTATACAAATCTTTCATTTTTTTCAAATCTACCGTTTCCAATTTCTTCTTTGGTATTTTTCTTTTTATACCAGATTTATATTGTAAGTATTGACTATATTCTCTTATATCAACATCATTTGGTCCTGGTGGTATTGGATACCAACCTTCCGATTTATCACCACAAGGACAAGAATATTTAATGACTAGTGATATAGTTTTATCACTCCAGGTATGTTCTCTTATTTCACAATTTCTTATGATTTTATTGCAATTTTGACACTTTAGTTTTTTCATATTATTTATTGTTTATTAGTTAGTTATGGGCTTTTTGTTCTAAAACCCTGTAAGGTATTATGATATATAATAA